TGTTCCTGGGTAGTCATGTTCTTCATTGCCAGACCCATATCCGTAATGATGGCGCCAAGTTGCCGGAAGTTGCCAGTCGCCTCGTCAAAGACTTTTACACCAAGAACTCCCTGAACATCCTTATAGTGACGTGACAACTGGTCAAGTGCTCTCGAGACAGAGATAGTTGCCTGCGCCTGAGTTCTGCCTCGCTTAGTTAGGAAGTCAACGGCACCAGCCGTAGTCTGTAAGGTCTGGTCCATCGACTTTGCGGCAGAGACAACGTTACCCCAGGCAGAGATCAACTCTTCAAACGTACCAGTTGATTGCTGGACCTGTTTGAACAGGAGGTCAAGAATGTTCCGCGTGTCATCAGCTTCAAGACCAAAGGCGTTCATGATCTGAATGACGCCTCGCGTCACAGTACGAACGTCTGTACCACCTGCAGTCGCTGCCTTTGAGAAACTTGTCACCATGTCGATAGCGTCTTTGTAGTTGACCTCGACGCTCGAGAAGATGTCGAACAGACCCTCAGCCACCTCGTTCGAGGAGACTGCAACATCTCCCATTACGTCGTTGGCAGCCTCTTGGAACTTCCTCAGCTGTGTTTCACCAAGTCGTGCCTGAGTCTGTACAAGACTCATACTGCGCTCGAACTCGATGCCCAGACGAGCAGTGTCTCCTGCAGCATCGAAGATGGCCATGCCGAACCTCGTGAGCATGGTGCCTGCTTTTTGCAACGCAAGGCCAAGGGCGAAGACCTGATAGCCGGCAAAGCGACTCTGAGTCCCTACGGCTCCGACCGCGGTACCAACACCCTGAATGGCTTGAGAAGCCTGATCACGCGCTTGGATGATCAGAAGCCACTCTCTCATGCCCATAGGCATGTTACGAGGCCTCCTTACGACGCATAAGCAGCTGCCTTCTTCTTTGCCCTAGCAGCACTTTCTTCCCGCTCCATCCTCATCTTCTGGGCCATCTGTTGGGCCTCTGCAACTATCTGCAGTCGTCTGATCCAAAGCGGGTCCTGATCGAACAGTCCTCCGGGACCCGGTAACACATTCATCGTTAGACACATTCCTGTGACTTCGATGATAGTGGCTACGTCTGGGTCCTCGATCCGTTTTCCGTGTCCGAGGGCGAGCCAGACTTGGCGGGTAAAGGGGTCTCATCATCCGGCAGGTTCAGCTCAGTGATGTAGCTTTCGATCTCCAAGGCGATCTTTGGATCCAACTTGTTGATGTCATTACGGTCCATCAGATTGAGTTGGCGACCTTCGTCGTCTTCAAGGTTGTGCTCGAGGATCATGTGGGAGAACTCGTATATGCGAACCTCTTCCTGGGAGAGATTGAGCTGCATATCAATCGAGTCAGAGTCTCTCTTGAACGGTGCTGTGACACCCATCCCGAGGTTCCGACGAGCGAGCATCTCTCCATAGTTGAGCTTCCGGAGTACAACATATCCCTCCGGAAGCTCTTTGAGGTTGAACTTCTGACCCTGCCTACTTGCAGTTGCTTTCGGCATGCCCCTCTCCTTTCTGCATGCCTTCCAATATTACGTGATGCTGATTGCCGACTTGACGACCATCGTGTAGGCGTCAGTCACCAAGGCGATGCTGTGCATGTTGATCGACGCTCGGAGGATATCACCGAAGCCAGACAGCGACACGGGGTACGTGTCAACGACACAGTTGTTCAGCTTGATCGACACTTCATCGGACGATGCGTTGTTACTTGCTAGGATCTCCAAGACCTGAATGGTCTGGTTCTTGAAGACGTTGTAGTCAGTCGCGTTATCAAAGTCCATGTCGTATGTTGCAGTGACTTCTCGCTCGCCCCAAGTGATATAGGCAGCTCCACGCTGTCCGTTCAAACGGTTAGCAGCGGTCCCGTTGTCATTGATCGTGATGTTGAAGGTGTCAACGTCGGGCCGTGGCGTCGCATCTGGGAACTCAAGAATAACCTTCCCAGGTGCATACGGAGTCGTCGTAGGCCAGGTCGGAGTCAACGTGGACTGAACAGCCTCATCGGAACCAACAACAGAGAACGTACCGATGAGAACACCACCGTCGACGGTGAACACCTGCTGCACGACCGAGCACCCGACGTATCCGAACACAACCCCGCTTCGTTGGCAAGAGACCGACAGAGTCTTCCGAACCGTAGCACCTGCACCCGTAGATGTCTTCGCAACACCAACCGGAGCAAAAGTGTACGTAAACGGACCGGCACCTGTCTTGACGATCGACACACGGGATGCGTACATCCATCGTAGAAGCTGGTCCGCAGTGACCTCGAACTCTACGTCGCCTTCGACGTGCTTGTACCCCTGCAAGGCTCCTGTACGGTCAGCCGTCCCTCGGATGTTCAGTCGGTAGTACTTGTCCTCCATGAGCTCGAGGGTCTCACTCCGAAGAGGAATGAAGTCGGTTGGGGCGATGTAGGTGTTTTGGGTCGTCTCAAAGGCGACACCAACTACACCTTGACCAGCAACCTCAAGGGTCAACTTGTCTCACCCCCCTCCGCCACTTCGGCCGTAACAACGACCGGTGCTTCGTATTCCTCTGCAGGTTCAGGATAGACGTATCCCGGGAGCTTTGTGTTCAGTTCTGTCGTGGACTGACTACTTGCGATGACGGTCACACCGTGTGCACTCTTGAGGAACTCCACCTGCTTGTCGTCGAGTTCTGCGACAACGTGGCCCTTGTTCTTTAGCAGGCCCACAGGGGGCACCTCAAAGAATACATCGTCCATGGCGTCTGGTCTGTCTAGGCTCACTTTGTACTTGCCCACTAACCTTCACCCCCTTCTAGAAGCCCTCACGACTGAGGCCATCCCACGTGAGCCTGGTTGCACGTATCATCTCGCTCTCCCGGAGCCTCACGCCAGGATCGATGCTGCTGATGTATCCGAAGATGACGAGCCCGCCGAGGGTGAGATCCTCGTGAAGCTTCGCTTCTACCAGCTCGGACAACTCTTCGGACTCCTTCTTGTTGATCTCAGTCGACTGAATCTTGCCGTGTTCCAGCATCATCATGACTGAGAATGTGATCTCGAACCTATGTGTTCCGACCCCTCCTCGGCCCTTTCGGCCTGACTCTACGGAGAGTGCAGGGAACTCGGGGATCAGTTGCTGGAAGCCGTAGTAGACGCCTTTGAGTGTCAACTCGTCTGCCGCCTCGGTGAGAATGTCGACCACCCTTTGTGTAATCACAGGTGCTCGCCATTCGAGGTCCCCTATCTGCACTAGGACCACTCCGGACCGCTGATGAAGTCAAGGAACAGCTCCCCCATTTCATCCTGAGCAGCTTCAGAGATGTAGGTGTAGTCGCGCTGAGGCATCTTGGAAGTTCCTTCGACGTGGTAGCCTCCGTAGCCTGTAGGGTCTTGTAGTACGGCAACGACGTCTTGGCCGCCACCACCAATAGCCCAACTGTTGGGATCGACGGCTCCTTTTCGAAGTTCGCCTGTTCGCTGTAGGATCTTCACGGCACTGGAGAACCCAGAGAAGATGCGCTCCTGGAACTCTGAAGTACCTTCCCGGAAGCTCTCTGTGCCTCCTACGCCTCCGATGTCACCCATGACACGGGTTCGGATTGTGCCCGGTGCTAGTGGAGTCCAGTGGCTTGGACGACCCTCTACTTCAAAGTTCAGGTCGATCTCGGTAGCCGCGATCTCAGTTGCCTCTCGCATCGGCTCCTCGAGTTGCCGAGCCCTCTCTGCCGCAGCGAAGAAGGCCTGGGCAACGATTGCCGGCTGAGGAATCCAGACGACTTCGAAGCCGAGCTTGACAGGCACTTAGTTCACGCCCCCCATGGCTAGAACACTTCATCCATGTTGAAGAACCTAAGAGGGTCTCCTGAATTGACGCCGATGAGGTTTGAGTCAACTTCGACAACAGTCTTGTCATTGGGCCAGAAGTCTCCTTCACCGAAGGTCAGCTCACTCACAAGGTCATCACCTGTATCGGGGTCGACAAGACTTGCTGTCCCACTACGTAGTGCGTCTAGGAATCTCATGGCTCGGTCTTCTAGACCCTGCGCGAAGGTACTCGGAGACATTACCTCCTCCGAGTACCTTCGCTGGTACCTGTACGCCGCCATCAAGAGACTGACGATGGTTCTCACCAGGTCAGGTACTGTCTCCGCAGGCGCTACAAGTGGGGTCGTAGTCGTCCAAAGATTGACGTGGTCTGGATAGAGATCGATCAGAGCTGCCTTGACGATTGTCTCAGCCTCAGAGCGCTCCGGCTCCGCATCGTCCTCGTTCTCGAAGCGGATCTTCGTTCCGTCGAGCCAACTGTTGGCATCGGAGTAGAGCGCTAGAGTCATTACTTGTTCTCACCTCCAGCCGTCTTCGGAGGTCCTGCCTTCGGAGGCTCAGGACCAGCTGGCTGAGGTGCTGCTCGTTCCTTGGCTTGGGTCTCTGCGTCTTCCGAAGCAGGAACCGGACCTTCTCCGGCTCCAGTCTCTTCAGCGTTCGGACCCTCACCTTCGATCGCACCTGCCTCCTTGAAGGCGGCAATCTGTGCATCGTCGAATTCACCCTCGGGAATCTCTTCCCCAGGCTGGAGCGACTTGCCGCCTGCAAGGAGAATGACCATCGCTGCCTTCATCAGCTCCCCTCTCAGGATAGGACCTTAGCAGCCCTAAGAGCTGCCAGGATGGCATTGACCTTTGTCTTGATGTCATTCACGAGGCCCTGTTCACCAGCGCCCCCTGAAGTATAGGTACCGTCTGCATCTGCGATAGTGATCGGAGAGGTCTGGAAGCTGTAAGTGGTCTGCTCACGAGGCTTGAGGAGCCCGAGATACACGTGCCTGTTAGCTCCACCGAACCCCGCCGCATTCATAGCAGCAATGATTGCGTTCACCTTGGTCTTCATCTCGTTGATGAGAGATGCTTCGGCAGCGTCGTAGACAGCATCTGAGTCGGCAGTCGCCACATTCACAGTGTTGGCCTGGAGAAACTTTCCAGCCTTACCACCCCAGACCGACCCAGTCTTGTTAGAAGTAGTCGTAGAGATGATACTAGCAGACCTGAGGGCGGTCAAGATCGAGTTGATCTTGCCCTTCAGGCTGTTAGCCAGAGTCGACTCAGGCGCTCCCCAAGTCGCTCCGGCATCCGTATTCGCTTCGTCAGTGACGTTAGTCTGATAGAATTGGAACTTTCGGTGCCCGAAGATAACAGGAGCTGCCATAGGATCATCCCCCTTATGTCAAGAGGTCCTTGAGCAGATATCCTGCGCCGTTCGAGTCACCAGTGCCATCGACGACAATGAGCTTGATGTCGTAGCGACGACGCACCCGGACAACGTCCGAGGCTCGCCTCTCCTCGCGCCAACGCTCAGTGGCCATCACAGAACCACCAGCACGCGAGTAACCCCACACGAACTCGTAGCCGTAGGCCGGAACCTTACGACCAGGACGTGGCGGGACGTAGGCGAGAACCATGTCGTCTGCCCAGAGGTACCCGAACGTCTCAGCCTGACCGTAGACGCTGGTAACAACACCAGCACCGGCCCGACGGAACTGTGGGATGCCAAGAACCTGTGAGATGAGATCATCGTTGGCAATGCCAAGCTGCGAGTGCTTGATCCGCTCGATGAAGTCCGGGTGATCCTCAAGTGCCACTGCGGTGCTGTAGCCCACGAGAGCAGTGTTTGGATCCCGGAACAGTGCGTTGTGAACTGCCGTTCGGCCAGTCTTGACATCTGCGATCGGGTCAGATGTAGCGTAGTTGTTCCACTTGTTGGCAGGGGTTGCAGTGAAGCCAGCAGCGTAGTTGCCTGTGGTAGTTGCGATGTCGACCATGAACTTCTCGCGGTTCAGCAGGATCGTGTTGGTCACACGCTCGGTCGCGTCCATCGCAGGCTGGAGAGGCTGGTCTGCGTTCTCGACCTCCTCGTCAGGCACGACGTCTTCGAGAGCGTGCTCTTCGGCGAAGTAGCCATCACGTGAGAGAGTCATCGGTGGGAGCTCGTTGGCCTCTGATCCGGGAGCCCGGATGTCATCAGTCACTCGACCCCATAGGTCGCGGTTGTAGACGTAGTAGCGATCGGACTGCTTCGCAACACCAACCTGTGGGAACAGCATGCTCGCCACGAACTGGTCAGGGTTGTCGAAGCCAACGGAGATGTCCGTCAGCATCGAGTCCAAGTGGAGCAACTGCGGATCGCCGTATGCCATCGGTACACCTCCTTTTTATGCCTTGGCCAACGTGAACACGTACGGCAGAAGCAGGACTGGGATCCAGTCGCCTGCGTTAGCAGCAGCCTTCAGAGCAACGCCCATCGCGAACTGCGTTGCCACACAAGTCTGCGCCCTACCGTTTGCCGAGGGAGCCACGAAGGCCATCCTGGTGATAGCAGCCGCAGCCTCGACCCAGGCCACACCGAGCACCTGGACTGCGGTTGCCTTACCTGCAGCGAATTCGGTGGCTGAGATGTCAACCTTCGCAACCCCGATCGCCTGGTCTGTCACTGCCGCAACGGCTGCTACCGCCTGATCACCTGACAGCTTCACGAAGCGAAGCTTGGTGATCGCAGTGGTCGCCTGATACGGAAGTTCCAGGACTCCAGTGTCTGCACCGGCCAACTATCTCACCCCCCTGCTTCGACTTCGATGCGCTGAGTTGCCTTCCTGTACGCCTCAGCAAGCTGAGGGTTCTGCTTGGCTGTCTCTCGAACTGCCTCTTCGAGAGACAACTTCGGGTCGTTCTTGCGAACAGCTGCAAGAGCGACGGTAAACTCTTCCTGCTCGTCACCAAGGACGAGAGGAGTCGACCCGAGTTCGGCCGACATGACGAGACCCACCTCGAGGAGCTCCCCGATGAAGTCGTCGAACTTCGTGCGCCCACTCGGGCTCAGAAGTCCTCGGACGTCACCGATCTTCTCATCGAGAGACGGCGGGATCCCTCCGAAGTCTCCTCCACGGTGCCACTCAGCCAACCTGCGGCCAAGCTGCTCCTTGGCAAGATCCTTTCGAGTCTCCTCCAGGATCTTGTACTCTTCGGGGAACTGCTTCTGAAGCTGCCGCATCCGCTGCCCCTCAGGCGGGCGAATGGACTTTGCCTTCTCGAGCAAGTCCTCCTTCGAGCTCTCCTTCGGCAAGCCGAAAGCGTCGGACAGTTCAGAGAACGTCACGACGTCCTCCCGCTCCTTGGGAGCAGGCGGATCACCAGGCTTCGGAGCAGGCTCCGTGAACTTCTTCGTCATCTCGTCCAGGATCTGCTCTTCGGTCGCGTCCTCCTTGAGACCGAGCCTTTCGGCGAGCTTCTTGAGAAACTCTTCCATGTATTCACCTCCCTACGATGGACAGAATCCGCCGGCCAGTGAGTTCGTCCATGAACTCGTCCGCCTTCACTGTAGCCGGCAGACAACTTGCGAAGCCCTTACGCTTGGCGATTGAAATGATCTTGGATCGAACGGCACCCTTGTTCTGCTTTGTCAATCCCAGAGCGTGGAATGCGGCCTTCACGTCCTCACACTTCTGGATGGGGAAGGACGTTCCTGCTCCGGCGAAATCGCTGCTCGGCATCTTCTTGCGAGCACTGACTGGGATGTCTCTGAACTCTCTGATACCGAGTTCGACAGGATCGATGTATTCCGGATTGCTCTCTTCCATGAGGGCGTGTGAGAAGAGCTCTACGTACATTGGCTTGAAGAAGTCACTAGTGTAATCAGGACTGATGTCACCATCGACAGTTAGACATGTACCTGAACCTGGTTGGAAGAAGGCACAGTTTGCACATCGATACATTGAGTCGCGTGCTTGTCTGTACTTTGCATCCTCTTGTGAGTACTTGCCATCAGGTTGATCAAAGGCGCCGTCGTCGAGTTCTGCAAAGTTGATTGGAGACAAACCCTTCATGAAGGGACGGTTTGTGAGTGCGGCTCCAAAGAGAACATCTTCGTAACACGTTCCCTGAGCATCGCACCAGTCGTCGTCGTACTCGATCGACATGTACTTCCACGCACCGACCTCTACTTCCTTCAAGGCCTCGCCGGTCCATGATACCTGCCCCCACAGGCCGTCAGCTCGCTGGTCAAGACTGATTATCCAACCAGCAGCTTTGGTTCCCTTGGCCTGATCATGCTTGTGGGCGTAATCGATGTCCAGCATGATGCCTCGAATGTTCTTCCTGAAGTTCTTCACGAAGTTGCCGATTTTGTCCTTGGTCATATTGATCTGGCCAAAGACAGGATGGTCGAAGCTACCGTAGCGGACTAGATGAACCCAGGTCTTCTTGTCCTCTGCTAGTCCGATGTCAGCTAGGTCAATGACAAACCCGAGATGACCATCGGTCATCACTGCAGAGTTGCAAATCGCGTAAGCAGCCGAACGCCTCTTCTTCTCGTCCGGCCACTTAGTCTTGTTTTCAGACTTCGACATAAAGCCTGAAACACAAGACTCGACTTTAGGTGGCATCGTTCACCCCCTCATGCCTCCTTACGATCGCGCGTCCAACCTTGTGTGGTAGGAGTCGTCCTAGACCACACAGGAAGGTTGGTATAGGTTTCACCGTTGCCGTAAACGTCGCAGTTCACGTTCGTCCCTGCACCTACTGCTGTGATGCGTGCGGGGCGAAGTCGTCCAACAGTTGTGCGGACGACTACGTGACGATTTACCTTTCGGGCATCTAGTGGCATCTCTGTCTCCTAGTATAGCTGAAACGTCCCATCGAAAGCAAACGGGGTCATCTAGATGTCAGTAATTTCGAAGAACCCGTGCATGACTACGTCTCGCTTGTTGGCTTTGATCACGTCTAGGTGGAAGTAGTGGACTGCTGGAGCGGCAAGGTGGGCAGAGGAGCATTGGATAGTGACCTCCGAGTACTTGTCCCCTACCCCCATACCGTCGTCGCTGATAATGATTTGTCCAAGTGTCTTGGTGTAAAGGAACAACGCATTAGCGTCAGGGTCTGACAGTTTTTCCTTGACATAGAACTCGACATCAGGGTTACCGTCCAACAAGTAAGGATTAGTTCCGCCTCCGGGGATCTTCTTCTTTAGTCGAATAGTCAACAGCGGGTCACTATCCTCCTTCACGACTATGCGCGAACTCATCTCACCCCCCTTCTTCTGGCTCTATAGGTTGGTACACATCGTCACTGGATGTAGTCTCAAGAATGTCCACCACTGCCGTATAGGTATAGTCGTCCACGATCACCTCGAACGGACCCCAAGGCTGCGGTGGTAGTGGGGGTCCTGAAAGCACAACGAATGCTGATACATCGTGCGACCCCGAGGAGTAATCCTCGATGGTTGTCCGCGGCGGGAAGAGAGCCTCAACCGTTCCGAAGAACGTTGAGTACCCAGCAGTCACTAGACCCTCAATTGTCTCAAACTGAGTGAGGGTCGAGATGTCATCGACAACAACGTTGATCGACTCCGTAACGCTGATCTGGACAGTCGCAAAGATGTAAGCAACGTCCTGTATCGCCGCGACGCTGTAGTTTTCAATCGTCAGTACAGGCGGCTGGAAGGCTTCGACGGTCCCGTAGAAGACGCTGTAGTTAGCCGCTACGAGACCAACGATGCTCTCAAACTGCTGTACCGTAGCCTGGTCATCGACCGTGATGTTGATTGCGTCACTGACGTCGATAGAAACAGGTATCCCACTAAGGAATGAGGTGTCGATAACAACCTGGTTGCTGTAGTCCTCGACGGTAAGGCCTGCGTTCTCTAGAGGCTCGACTGACCCTTGGAATGTAGTGTAGTTCGCTCCCACCAGTTCTTCCACTGTAGCAGGAGGTGCCTGGCCCGCAAGGAACCATGCAACATCAAGTGAAGTGGTTGACAGATAGTCATCCCAAGTAGGGGCTACCTGAGCCTCTACGTCTCCTTGGAAGATACTGTAGCTTGCAGCGACAAGCCCTTCAATGGTTTCGAACTCGTCAACCTGTGAGGTGTCATCGACAGTGACACTGGCAGTGTCTGAAACATCAACGAGCCTGTCTGCAAAGACAAAGGCAGTTTCGACGTTGCCTTCATTTTCAACGGTCAGTCCTTCAGGTGACCAGAAATCAGTGAGATCTGGAGACTGACCGTAGTTTGGATCAGCAGCAACAAGCTCCTCGACTGAGGCAGTAGGAGCCTGACCTGCTAAGAACCAAGAGACATCGAGAGTTGTAGTAGGCTGATAGTCATCCCACGTTGGTACAGTAAGGGGTTCAACGTCACCCTGGAAGTCAGAGTAGTTGGCAGCAGTTAGGCCCTCGATGCCCTCGAACTTGTCGACGACAGAGGTATCAGTAACAGAGACATCAAGCGCATCCGAAACAGATACATTACGGTCAGCAACAATGAGCGAAGCAGGATCATGGACAACGGCGTAGTCGCTATCCCACGGAGGAGCTCGCGGCATATGTGAGCTCTGGTAGTCAGCGAGCTGCACAACGT